TCGTCAACTATCGGTTGACCAGTTTCAGTAAAGCTACAGGGCTTCCACCCAAAGTACTGTAAGTACCTGCCTATCTGCTGTCTGGACCCTAAGTTAAACGGAGGAAACTCTATCCTACTAAACGGCCCTTCAACAGTGTCCCAAGAATCTCCTAAAAACTTTAGACCTACTGCTGAAAGAGAACCGTCTTTTTTAATCTTTGGTTGCACCTCCTTAACAAATACTGGTAACGGTAAAAAAGTCTTTTGAACTTCATCTTCAATCGCAAGTTTTTTCTCCTTTAATTCCGCAAGCAGCATATAGGCTTTCTCTTCGTCCAACAGCCAGCCATTACGTACCTGCTCTTGTATAATAAATTGAACTTTGTGTTCTAAGTCTATGGATTCCTGAGAAAATCCTAGTAGTTCGTCGTAAACTTCCAGATACACTCTCTCAGTCACCGCTGTGTCCTGAATACAATAGTCCACCATCTCCTGAGAACACTGTGTCCAATCGTCGTAGTCCCCTTTGGGAAATCCTAATCTATCTCCCCAAGAGCGCAGGGAATGTCCCTTGTCTCTCTGTGGGTTAGCTAGTCTGGAAAGTACCAAAGTGTCAACTACCCTCTCAGGAGCCACAGAAACGCCCCAGAGCGATTCTAAGACCGGGAGGTCATATCCTATTAGGTTATGCCCAATCACCTTCTCTGAGCCTTGCAGAGCGTCTGAGAGGGTATCTGGAGTATAGTGTACTAAAACACCTCCGTCCTGCCTTGTTACGGCCATCCAGATTTTAGTCGGGTTCAATCCGTCTGTTTCTATGTCCAGATAAATCAAAACTGAGTCTCCATGTCGTTATTGGAGGGAGGACCAACTTCCGACATTCGGCCTGTAAACCTGTCGTACTTCAGATAACAGGCAGCACCAGTTAGGCCTGCATAACGATTCTTCAGGATTCTTACCGTAGTGGTATTCCTGTTTTCTTCGTTTTCGTCCTGCTGGTTACGCTCCAAGCCGATCACCATGTCGGAAAGTTGGGCTATAGCCTGAGAACCACGAAGTTCACTCAAGCTAATCCTTCCTCCGTCCTCATGTGGTTTGCCTTGTGTTCTCTTTAAGTGAGAAACTAAAAACAAACCTACACCTAACTCCTGAACCAGTGTTCTAAGTTTAGTCATAATCGCGTCAATGGCTCTGCGCTCATCGTCCGACTCCTGACTACTGACAACTATAGATAGGTGGTCCAGTATGATCCATTTGCAGTCCAAAGCCTTAGCCATGAATCGGACTCTGGAAAGCAGGTTATCCTCCGACGTTGATCCCCAATGGTCAAACAGGAAGTATCTTCCAGTTCCCATAGTGTCCTGCCAGTAAGGTTTAACCATCTCCTCATCAATTTCCTCCTCTAAGTGTAATGGACAGTCCGCAGCTATGGACATGATCCCCAGCGCAGTCCTGCTAATGTCCTCCTCCAGTGCTAGGACTCCTATGTTATCCTCCGTGGCGTTTAAAAGGTAGTACTCTAGCTCCCTGACTATCTGGGACTTACCCATGCCAGATCCCGACGTTATGGTGACTAACTCATAAGGTCTGAAACCTTTAGTGTAGTCATTGAGTCCATGCCACGGATAAGGTATGGATTTAACTTTCATCTTACCTGTGATGGCTTCCCATGTGTCAGTACCTGCGATAATACCGTCAGGTTGATAGCATTTTGAGTTCCACCATGAGCTAGTAAAGTCCTTAACCTTACCTGCCTGTAGCATTTCTCCAGCGTCCTTCATTGGCAGCTTGCATATCTTTAGCTTGTTAGGGCTAAATATGTCCCTGACGGAATCCACCGCAGTCTGTCCAGCTTTATCACTGTCGAAACATAACACTACGTTGTCGTAGTTCTCTAGAAACTCTAGTTGTTCCTTAACTTCCCTAACTGCTCCACCAGCTCCGGACCTAAGGCTCACTACGTCCCATCTATTATCAAACATCTCAGAGACAGCTAGACAGTCTAACTCTCCTTCTGTGACTGTGATAAACTTTCCTGATCCTTTACAAGTGTCCTGTCCAAACAGGCCCACGTTTTCTGCGGACCCTGAGTAGGAAAAGGACTTATTTTTAACACTTTTTTTCTTATGGCCCTTGACTTCTCCAGTGTCAAGGTCTTTATACGGATAAAAGTGATTATTTATCGTCCCTGAGGCATCGTACTGGACTGTAACACCAAACTTTCGACAGGTATCCTGAGATATTCTCCTGTCGGGTATGGCTGCTATAACTCCAAGTTCGTCCTCAGTAGTTAGTTTTTCATTTTTCATATAACTCCACGCATTGTCCGACTCTTGTTCTATTTTGTTACGAAATGTTACAAAGTCGGTGCTTGGTTCATAATGAGTGCACCCTGCGGAGTAGCACTTGCCTGATCCGTTGCTATAACGTGCAAAGGCATCACTAGATCCGCAGGATGGGCATGGTTCATGTCTAACGAACTTAGAATCCTTCTTCAATTCCATCCCCGGATTCTTCGCCTAGCTCCAATACCCTAACCGCATTAAGGTACGTTGGTGTGGCGTGAACAGGGTGTGAGTCTCCTAGTTTGTACTGAACTCTAACCTTGGAACCTTTTGGTATGTTGCCCATAAATGGTTCATCTTCGTTGTTAACAATCCTAACCGGAAACTTACTAGCAAACTTACGCTGTGCAGTCCCTTCGTAGTCTTTGACTTTAACACCCTCAGAGGATAGCTTTTCTGCCATGTCCTCTTCCAGTGATAAGGTTAAAGTGTATCTACCAGTGTCTTGGCCTTGGTAGACTTCCGTTTTTTGTAGGTTTTGAAACGCTACAGTTCCTTCTAGTAATGGCATATGTGGTTCTCCTATATGTTACCATTGTTTATACTATAGAATACTAAAGAATACTTATTATGATGATTATGGTTATATTAAGTATCTTTAGTATACTATAGAATAGTATAAGGGATAAATGTTTCTAAATTGTTTCAGAATAATGAAGATATAATGGAGATTACTAAAAGTAATCATCCAAGTTTACCCTGTCCGCTTCGTTAGGTATCTCTGAATCATACTCAATCAGAGTTTCGTTACTGACTTTATAACAAGTGTTACATAAGTCTAGGAACTGGCCTGTTAGTTTGTCTTTCCTAGATAGCTCCGTTTCCTCTAGCAGTTTGTTACATGCTTTACATCTCATTAGTGTATCTCCGTTTGTAAGTCCATTAGATCCCTATTAAAAACTAGATTGTGTTCTTTGTCTAGCTCCATGGTGGTCATGTTGTTATAAACTGACTCCATTTGATCCTTAGCTAAGCTTATCAAGTCCACCATCTTAATGATGTTCATATGGTACTCAATCAAGTCCTGAGTCTTTATCTGTCTCTCTACAAAGTCCTCCCCGGGATCGTCGGTTACGTCTAGATCATGGCTGTATTCGTCGCTCATTGCGTTTTCTCCTGTTTTTTCGTTGTCTGGTTGCATCCTTCAAGTCTAGGTAACAGCTAGCGCACAAGGGCTCTGTGTAGTCCCTAAGGAACACCACAGAGTCCTCTGATTTACAGCTAGAACATCTAACTTTCATCGTCCTGCCTCTGGAATCTCATGGTTTTACCTTCAGAGCCAAACAAGAGTAAAGCTTTGCTATTACCTTCCATGTCCACTATCTCCACATCAAAGGTATCCCAAGTAGAACCAATGGCTTGTACTGTTCGACGTGTAACAATTACGTCTTTAACGTCGTGTATAGTTTCTTTACTAAATGCTGTCATGTTAAATCTCCTCTACATAGTTACAATTCTCTACCGGACAAAAGTATAACCCTTGTATACCTACGTCACGCTCCTCCGGTTGTAATTCTAAATCTTCTTCGCAAACTGGGCAAAATCTGCTGCACATTGTTATAGTCCTAATTCATCTTGTTTCTGGGCAATGTAATTATCTATGTCCGCATCGTCCTCTAAACCTAAACGTAAAGCTTCTTCGTAAAGGTTCTCTATAAATGCCTCTGTGTATGGGTTACTCATTTTATGCTCCTATTGCTATCAAGTTAGTTTTAAAATTCTTAGATCGTGAACCATGAACAGCTATTGCAATGTTTTTGCTTTTTCCGTCGCATAATCCGCAATCAATACATTGTACATTGTCTGAATCACTTTTACACTCTATTTCGTCATTATCAAGAGAATCTCCTGCCATTGCAACTCTGAATGTCTTAGCTCCTAATGACTGGAATTTTTTCGCTTGTTTAGGTGAGTCAGCACTAACCATACAAAGCTCTAAAAATCTCATATCAAAGTTTTTATGGTTAATCTGATGAGTGTACGCTGTATGTCCTAGGGATAGCTTAGAAAACTTTTCTAACACTTCAAAAGGTACAGCAGCAGGATCACCATATGAACCAAACCTTATTTTTCTGTGGTTAATATGTCCGCTGTGTAGCTGGTAGTCGAATTTTGGATATTTTCCAGCTATGTATGACTTATAAACAGCATTAGGAGCTTGACCAATGTTAACGTAGCAAGCTCCGTTATTGTAATGTCTGTGGATACAGTTTCCACAAATGCTAATATCCTCACCTAGTTTTGAAGCTTCCACTGGATTAATGTCAGTTCTGATAATCCAAACTTGAATCATGTTTCCAGTTTTAACATTACTAGAGGATAACGTAGCGATAGCAGCTATCGGTTTTCCGTCTAATACGCTGTTACCCTCGTACAATACAAAACCTAGCTCTTTAGCTGCTGGTTTAACTTTTATTTTAGATCCTAATAATTTACTCATTCTCTACTCTGTTAGTTAATAGTTACACTATAGCACACTATTGCTAGTGCGCTATGGGTTTAACTACTATTCCTCCTCTACTGTAATCGTATCACTCTCAAACTCTTCAAAGTCTGGATCATTTTCGGTTGTTGAGACAATCTCTTCCGCTTCCTCCCAATCTTCAGCTTGAACATAATAAACTTTTTTATATCCGCTTGTGACAGTTACTTTGAATTCTTTCATTATTTTATCCCTTTTAAAATATGCGCTATTACGTCCACAGTCCAACCATTGCCTAGCATTTTGTAACGCTGTGAATTACTGACGTGGTTAGTATAACCCTCTGGTACAGTTTGTAAACGCTCGCACTCAGTAGGCGTTAGTTTTCTATAGGTTAGGTTTTCCAAGTCCGCTGTTAGCGTAGTTTTTCGGATAGTCGTTAACGAGTTGGTTTTTCCGTCAAATCTTAACTCTAATTGCTGGTTAGTGGTTTTCCCGTCGTCCTCATAACGTCCTCTTAACGCAGCTCCTGTGAATACTAATTGTCTCCGATGTCTCTCAAAGTATGACTTGAGATTGCCGCCTTTAGCGTAATTCGCATCAATGCAGTGTGATTTTTCCCTATCAGTAACACCATGCTCTAGAATATCAGCTAGGAATACTTCTCTGTCCTCTGGTTGTGTAACATTTGGTATATTAGTCCAATAGAGTCTAAATCTGTTTTGTGCGGATACTAGACTACTGTTAATTGCTATTGGTTCCACACCTAGCAATTCAGTAATAACATCCTGAGATTCTTTTTTCATGCGGACGTTTTCCAATAGAAAATATTTAGGTTTTAATTCTTTTAACAGTCTAACGTACTCAAAGAATAGTTTGGATCTAGGATCGTCAAAGTTTAAGTTTTTACCTGCAAAGCTAAACCCTTGACACGGTGAACCACCAATCAATAAATCAATATCACCAACCTGCTCTTTAGTTACGTTTCTAACGTCACCTAGTTGGACAGTGTTAGGGAAATTAGATTGTGTTACTTTGATAGCGTATTTGTCCACCTCACTAGCATAGTATTGTTCTACTTTTATACCTGCTTTTTGTAACGCTAATTGTCCGCATGACATTCCGTCGAATAAACTTAAAACTCTCATATGTATTACCTTAGTTAGTTAATATTTGCAGATAGTACTCTATTGTTAATCTAATGACAACTAATTAACTGTGTCTTATATGGGTACTATAGTGACATTCACATCTCTAGTTTTCTCATGTATTCCCTAGCAAATCTTATGCCAGCATGAGAGCCCTGAAACAATTTGTAACACTTGCACTACTTTGGTGCACTCTAGTGTTCTCAGGTATTCTGCACTAAACTGGTGCGAGCCTTGCACTACTTTGGTGCTGGCCTGAGACTGACTAGAGATTCTGCACTGTTTTGGTGCATTTGACACCGGGGGAGGGCTGGAGCAATCTGTGATAATTATTGTACCCACTAACATACAAAAAAAGCCAAAAGTCAAACAAAAGTAAACACTTGTAAACCTTTGATCTATAACATCTTTTTAATTGTAACAATTTGTAACAAAAAGGACTTGACATTAACACTAAATTATGGTTGACATTTGCTTAAAAATATGGTAAAATAATAAGGTATTCTTTAGCTACAAAGGTAAAATACAATGAACGAAGAAGTACAAATTAAAAAACCTAGAGGTAGACCTCCTAAAGCTAAAGTTAATCAAAAGAAGGTAGGTCACAGAAAAGCCTTAGGTAGACCAAAGGGTGATGCTGCTATAATTAACGAATACAAAGCTAGAATGTTAGCTTCCCCTAAGTCTAAGAAAGTAATGGACACTATTTTTAATGCTGCATTAGACGATGAACATAAAAATCAATCAGCAGCATGGAAACTAATTATGGACAGGATGTTACCTGTTAGTTACTTTGAAAAGGAAGCTACCGGGGGGCGGTCAGCAGTTTCCATAACAATTTCAAGTTTAGGTGGCGCGGAGACTACCATAACCCAAGAGAAGGATGTTATTGAAGGGGAGGTTATTTCAGACGATGTTTAAACATTTTAATAGAGATGAATTTGCTTGTTCTCATACAGGCAACAATAAAATAGAAAATAAGTTTATAGAAATGCTTGACATTCTTAGGGAGAACTGTGGTTTTCCTTTTGTAATCACAAGTGGCTATAGAGATCCTTCCCACCCTGAGGAGATTAAAAAAGAGCAGCCGGGGACTCACAGTAGAGGCATAGCTGCTGACATTTATGTTAGTGACGGTGCACAACGAAGATCAATTATAGAAAATGCCATAGACATAGGTTTTGGAGGTATTGGAGTAGCCAAGGGCTTTGTCCATGTAGACATTAGGGATACTACACCAGTTATCTGGACTTATTAATGGACATTACAAAAATTGAAATCAACAAACAAGCTGAAAAAATCAAAGCCCAAGGAAGAACACTTAACGCCCAAGAACGACAAATCAAAGAACAGCTACAAAGAATACTTGGCAAAGCTAACTGATTTAAATTGGGACGGTAATGACTGAATTAAACATAGAGTTATTACCTTGGCAGCAGGAAGTCTGGAACGACGAAACAAGGTTCAAGATTGTCGCTGCTGGAAGAAGAACTGGTAAATCCAGACTAGCAGCTTGGATGTTAATCCTAAGAGCCTTACAGACTGAGAAAGGGCATGTATTCTACGTAGCACCTACTCAGGGACAGGCCAGAGACATTATGTGGCAAACATTGCTGGAGTTAGGTAATCCAGTGATAGTCAATAGCCACATTAACAACCTACAATTAAAACTGGTCAATGGGGCTACAATATCCCTAAAAGGGGCTGACAGGCCTGAAACAATGCGTGGTGTTAGTCTTAGGTTCTTAGTCCTAGACGAATACGCAGACATGAAGCCTGAAGTATTTGAGCAGATCCTAAGGCCAGCTTTAGCGGACCAGAAGGGGGATGCGTTATTCATAGGGACACCTATGGGACGTAATCATTTTTATGACCTATATCAATACGGAGAATTGGGGGACGATCCAACCTACAAAACTTGGCACTTTACTTCTTACTCTAATCCATTACTGGACTCAGAGGAAATAGACGTAGCCAAGAAAAGCATGTCAAGCTACGCTTTTCGTCAGGAATTTATGGCTTCCTTTGAGGCCAGAGGTAGTGAGATGTTTAAAGAGGATTGGATTAAATTTGGAGAACCAGACGACGACGAGGAGGTAGGAGATTACTACGTTAGCATTGACTTGGCAGGTTTTGAGGAAGTTAACAAGAAAAGAACGAAGAATTCCAACCTTGACGAGACTGCAATCGCTATTGTCAAAGTTAACCCTAACGGTTGGTTCGTTGAGAACATAATACACGGTAGATGGGAATTGTCGGAAACGGCAAGAAAGATATTTGAAGTAGTCAGGGACTATGAGCCTATTAGAGTAGGCATAGAAAAAGGCATAGCTAGACAGGCAGTTATGTCTCCTTTGACTGACTTAATGAAAAGAAATCAAAGATTCTTTACTGTGGAGGAATTAACCCACGGTAACAAAAAGAAGACTGACAGGGTAATGTGGGCGTTACAAGGTAGATTTGAAAACGGTTACATTACTTTAAACAAAGGTGAATGGAACAGTAGATTCTTGGATCAGTTATTCCAGTTTCCTGACCCTTTGACTCACGACGATTTAGTGGATTCTTTAGCGTATACGGATCAGTTAGCTAAAGTTGCATACCACTACGACTTTGAGATAGAGGACGAAGAAATACTGGACATAGTAGCAGGATATTAATATGGAATACATGGACGAAGAAAAAACCTTGATGAGCGAACAATCCGTAGAAGATTGGGTCATGGCTAAGTGTGAGACTTGGAGAGATCACTACGAAGCTAACTACGCTCAGAAGTTTGACGAATACTACAGACTCTGGAGAGGTATCTGGTCCTCCGGAGACATGGAACGTAAAAGCGAACGATCTAGGATTATTAGTCCTGCGCTACAACAGGCAGTGGAATCCAGTGTAGCTGAAATAGAGGAAGCTACTTTTGGCAGAGGCAGATTCTTTGACGTTACGGACGACATAGGTGACAGAGAAAGACAGGACATTTCCTTTCTTAGAAACAAACTACATGAAGACTTTGACAAAGCACAAGTTAGAAAAGCAGTAGGTGAGTGCCTGATTAACTCAGCAGTCTACGGTACAGGCGTTGCTGAAGTAGTTCTAGAGGAAATCAAGGAGATGGCTCCCGCTACACAACCAGTAATGGGTGGAGACTTACAGGCTGTGGGTGTTAACATTAAAGACAGGACTATGGTTAAACTACGTCCAGTTATGCCACAGAACTTCCTAATAGACCCCATAGCCACCAGCATAGACGACGCTTTGGGCGTAGCTGTGGATGAGTTCGTATCCAAGCATCTTGTGGAACAACTACAAGAAGAAGGAGTCTACAGACAGGTTTACGTAGGGCAAGCAGCCTCAGACTTTGAAATAGAACCAGACCAAGACATAACAAGTTACGACGACGACAAAGTTAGATTAACTAAGTACTACGGACTAGTTCCTAGAGTTCTTTTGGAAGCAGCAAATAATCCTCCAGAGGAAGAAGACGTAGACTCAGACCTAACTGTAGCCATAGAAGAAACCAGAGACACAGAAGACCAAAGCTACTACGTGGAAGCACTAGTAGTTATAGCAAACAATGGAATACTATTAAAAGCGGAAGAAAACCCATACATGATGGGAGACAGGCCCATAGTAGCATTTCCTTGGGACGTAGTACCGTCAAGATTCTGGGGCAGAGGAGTTTGTGAAAAAGGCTACAACAGCCAGAAAGCCCTTGACACAGAGCTTAGAGCAAGAATTGACGCTCTTAGCCTGACTGTACACCCAATGATGGCTATGGACGCTACACGGCTTCCCAGAGGCTCCAGACCGGAAGTTAGACCCGGAAAGATCATATTAACCAATGGAGATCCTAAGTCAGTACTACAGCCCTTTAACTTTGGGCAGGTTAGTCAGATTACTTTTTCACAGGCAGAAGCTTTACAACGAATGGTACAGACTTCCACGGGAGCTATAGACTCCGCTGGTGTACAAGGATCAATCAATGGTGACGCTACTGCCGCAGGAATTAGTATGTCTCTGGGTGCAATAATTAAACGTCACAAACGCACTTTGATTAACTTCCAGCAGTCTTTTCTAATACCATTTGTAAAGAAAGCTGCTTGTCGTTACATGCAGTTTGACCCTGAAAATTATCCTGTAGCGGACTACAAGTTTAACGCTACGTCCTCTTTGGGTATTATTGCCAGAGAATACGAAGTAACACAACTAGTACAGTTGTTACAAACTATGTCACAGGATTCACCTTTGTATCCTACGCTCATACAGTCAATTATTGACAACATGAACTTGGCTAATCGTGAGGAACTAC